TAATGGATAACAGCATCAGCAGAGTCCAGAAGAGCATGAATACCTTTCAACATCGATTTAGGTTTAGATTGATGTACAGAATCAAAATAGATGTCTTCCTCGCCTAGCCACTTAGCTGCGTAGCAGAGGACATAGGAAGACTCCATCAACTGATTGATACTGACGTTTTGCTGCCACAAGCCCCAGACATGAGCTGTGTTAGGACTAGTCTCAATATCGAGCAGTAGAATTTTCATTCGTCGAAGTCCATTTCTTCTTGATTAGAATCAATCTCTTTAGCTAAGTTATAAGCAGCAGTAGTGATTGTTCTTGAACCAATTACAGACCACTCATCGTGAAAACCGTAGTCGCTTAAGAAGACAATCTTTTCTTTTACATCGTAGCCGTACTGGGCATTTAAGAAATCAGCAAACTTAATAATTAATTCTGTCCACTGTGTGTCACCTTCAACGACAAACACATTATTAAGTAAGTTGTTTTCTTCTTCTAATGTAAAGCTTAACTTCATTGGATAATCTATTTTCATTTTGTTCCCTTTACTAAAAGTAGTACATCGATTTGATGTTGTAAATGTTTAATCTTTTGAATCAAGTCTAAGAAGTGCTCAGCGTCTACTAGTGCTAATGGCTTACTTAGGTTTTGTTTCAAGATCACCAAAGGCTCAATCAGTCCATGTGTCTTTGCTTGCTCGTAGTCCTTGTACACTGCGATTGCTTTTCTGTTCTTGCATTCCACTGTGTAAGTGAATAATTCACGAGCTGCAGTAGACAATTGTACATCTTCGCCACCTGCACCCATGCTTGTAGACCGTACATCATCAATGGTCAGCGTAGGGAAGCGTTGGAGTATCTGATCCCTGCACCACTGCTGGAGCTTTCTGCCTTTTGCCTTTGCTGAGCTTGGCTTCAAGTTTAACTTCCTTTCGTTTGGTAATCATTCTTTTAGGGATGGTGATACTGTTATTACACATTCCATCTGTTATTGTTCCTGCCAGTTCAATCTGTTCATCGTTTTCAAAGACAACAAACCCGACTGTTTTACATCTTAAATCTTCATTCTTTGCTTCATGCCACTCACCTTGTGCTAAGGCATCTAGCCACTCAACTAAGACGAGCTTGGCGGTGTCCAGACTTGATCGTGGCTTCTTTGGAGCCACAATAGCTGCCCGTTCTCCAAGACTCGCTCCTCGTTTCCTCCATAAGCTTCGAGGCAAGCAAGATACATCTCGTGTTCTGTTTGACATTCTTCAAGTATCCTTTTTGCTTTGACGGGACCAATCCCTTTAATACCAATGATGTTATCAATTCTATCTCCAGTTAACATTTGAATATAGAAACTTCGTAGACCTTCAAACTCTGTTACATGATACTTTTCTTTTTTGCGGTAGTTGTAATGCCAACCACGAAGTTGATTAAGGTCTTTATCGATGTGTACCATAATCATTTCATCTTCAGGGATTGCATAACAAGCTATTGCAACTGCATCGTCAGCTTCTATATCCTTAGTCATCATGAAGCCGTACTTGACCTGTAGGTGCTCTCGTAAAGCTTGATAGTGAGCAGGTTTAGGAGCTACACGAGTTCCTTTGTAAGGAGCAGTCTTTGCTATGTCGTTACGGAAGTTTCCTTTACCCGTTAACCAACCAAAGTAACAGTCTGCCCCTACATCAGAAAGAATCGTATCGACAGCTTCATTCATTCTCCATTTAGCTAACGGCTCTTCAATATCTTCACTGGAGAAGCCGATAGCGTACACTAGAGAATCAGCGTCGATTAAAGCTCGCATTACAGAACGTCGTCTAACTCTGCAACTGCTTCAGGGTTATACGTAACTACTTCGTTCACTGTCAGCTTCTTGATTGATGGAGCCATGCCATGAGCAGGAGTCATCCGGTGCTCATAAGAAGTTACTTCAGCAGTAACTTTAGATCCATTACCAAGTGCTTCAATCTCAACTGGCTTACCTTTGGAATCAAAAGGTGTAAACAAGTAGTTGCTTTTGGCAACAATGAATTTACCTTGTGCGTCCTTGTTCTTAATCTTGATGCCTAAGCTTTCCAACTTAGTAGCGTCAGCATCGCTGATATTACCGATAGTGCATTGATACTTGGTGTTGTCTGGATTAAACTTAGTGTTAAAGTTATTCATATCACGAGTCCAAAATAACTCGCCTTTAATTGTCACTTGCTTATTCATATAATATCCTTAATTAGGTTAGTAAATACTGCTTCATCATTATACTACAAGTTTACTTCTACTGCTTGGATTACTGCAAAAGTGTTGTTTTTACGTCATACTCTTCATTCTCAACTGAATCAATTGCCATCTCTAATATACCGGTCAGGTTACTGTCATCAAGATAAGAGTAGACGTGTAAGTATCCGCCAATGTCCCCTAAGATCGCTAGTGGCTGAAATCCTTCAGGGAGTTCATCAATGATACTCATGGTTTAAAACTACTTTCAGATATTGCTATTAAATAAATTTCAACCATATTAATTTCAGTTAAAATATTCTCAAGCATTTTACGAATCTCAGAAGGAGTAGTACCCATCCGAATTTGTTCAATAATGAACTTTCTAAATTGTTCTTGCATTAGTGTGTTTCCTTCCAATTGTTACCAACTTTATATTCACCTGTTAAAGGACATCTCATCTCTAACACCTGTCCTGCTTCTTCTATTGCCTTTACTCCAAACTTTCCTACCTGCTCAGCATAAACTTCTGGTACTTCTAACTGCCACTCATCATGCACGTTAGCCACGAACTTATAAGGTATTTTAGAGACCTTTAATTTACGATCTAATAGCACCAGTGCTTGCTTCATAACGATCGCACCAGCCCCTTGCAATAACGTGTTAAGCGACGAGTGCTCGGAACGAACGAGTATTTGCCTTCCGTCAATACCTTGTACCCGTCCTTTTTGAGAGTAGATACGAGCCACTTTCTCTCTAAGTTCTTTAAGTTTCGGTGTGTTTCGTAAAAAATTATCAATGAGCGATTGTCCTTCTTTCGCAGAGCCTCCAACAATTGTCCCGATTTTGGTACTTCCGGCACCATAGAGGAATGCATATATAAACGTCTTAGCTTGGTTCCTCGTTTGCAGCCCAGCAGCGGTTTGGTTCGCTGTGTGTATGTCGCCTGATACAACTTCATGTGTATATACATCGTCATTCATATAGTGAGCCAGCATACGAAGTTCTAAACCTGAAGCATCGATACCAACTAAACTATTGCCTTTCTCTACTGTCCAAAGTTCTCTGCAGTCCATTCCATAAGGACTACCACTGTTAGGCACTTGTGCCATGTTAGGCGACATGTGTGTCATACGACCAGTGATAGCACCACAAGTAATGATCCGTCCATGTACTCTACCGTCCGACTTCATAGCGTCTAACCAAGACTCAATCTGAGCTATCCGCTTTTGAAGCATCATGTACTCTGCGATGGCTTTCGCTTCGGGGTAGTCGAGCGTTTCGAGGACGGCTTCGTCGACGATGACGCTACCTTTTTCTGTGTGCTTTTTGGGTTTCCAACCCTTTGCTTGAAGTCTTTCTGCAATTTGCTTTCGGCTGCCGGGATTGAACGGTGTGATGATGTCTTTGAGCGGTTTACCGTTTTTGCTGACTCTACCGGACTCGATGTGGTCTGGAAATATTGTAGCCATTTCAACTTGAATAGCGTCCAACTTAGCTTTAAGTATTGCAAGTAATTGTAAAGCTTTGACTTCATCGAGTTTGAAGCCATTTTCTTCTTGCTTTGTGATGATCGCTTGTACATTGTGCTCAAGATCTATACTCCTTTGTGAGAAATTCTCTGATTGTAAAGTTGTTGATAGGTGATTGTAAAGTTTTGCAGTCACCAACGTATCCTGAATGCAATACTCTTCCATTTCAGGTGTTGCTCCATTGTCCCAGTCGCTAAAGTCTCCCTTAGCGTATCCAAGACGCTTACCCCATGCTTCGAGACTATGACCGTCCTCTAGGCTTGGGTTTAGAAGTCTGCTTGCTACGAGCGTATCGTACACTTGGCTCAACTTCATCGTGACGCTCCAGTTCTTCCTCAGTACTGGTGCATCGAAGTTTATTCCGTTGTGCATGATAATCAAATCGCAAACTTCCAAATACTTTTGTAATCCACTTGCTGCTTTCCATACCTTAACCTCATCTGTTTCAATGTCACGAGTAACACACATCCAAATCTTATCGTGTGTACTATTTGTTTCGATGTCTAAAACTATTTTCATTTATATATTATAACACTAAATCAGACTGCGGTACAAAAAAAGCCGGTCTTCCAGCAACTTTTTCTTTCCAATACTTTTCCTGTTTTCCGTCACGACCTAGCATATAACCCTGTATTGTGTAGGTTCCGTTACTACCTGTCAAAAGCCAAAACTTTTTATCATCACTATCACGAGGATGTAAAATCAATGAGCCAGTAGTATACTCCGTAACACGTACGTCTTGGTCTCCAACATCGTCCCCATCAATAACCCCAACACCTTCCCAATAGATTCCTAAATGCTTAGACAGTGCATATTCTGATAATGCTCCTTCAATCTGCATTTGCCAGTTTGTCTCAGCTCCATAAACTGCTACTGCGTTACGTTTAAGAAACTGAACACGACGCATAACACCTACTTGAGCAGCCATCAGTATTTGTGTACTGCTTAATACTATTTTAGGTT